ATTGGGGCGAGCACCACCACCCTGCATTTGTGCCTTAAAGGCTGAAATAGTTGCCATTTTTATTACTCTCCTTGAAGGGAGGCCCAAGGGCCTCCATTGTATTTATTAAGCGCCAATCTCATCAAAAGAGATACCTGTGCGGGCTGCAACGAAATTCAATGTGATGAAGTTAATAGCACGAGAAGGCTTAACATAAATGTCCGCCACAAACTCGTTACGATCAATAACCTCACCAGTATTGTTTGTTTCATCACAAACCACACGGAAATCTGTCACTCCACGACGACCCTGGACATCACGTAAGAAAGGGTCAACAAGTGATCGAAACTGAGCACGTGTAAATCCGTCATTGAATTCAAACAATTGGAACTTAGCAGCAGTTGCAATTGCTTTTTCAAGAACAATAAACAAACGGCGTACGTTGATCCGATCAAATGCACTTGGCTTTGTCAGCAATGTCTTATCGCCAAACAACACTGTACCTTGACCAGGGAACGACACTACAGGATTAATACCAGCTTTGTAGAGTTCGTCACGTTGAGCTTGATCGGGGGTGAAGTTCAATCTCACAACATTCTTGACTTGACCACGATTCAAACCACCAGGCGAGAACCAAGCGTCATTAGTGAAGTCTGTGCGAGCACACAATCCAGCAATGTCACCACTTAAAGGAACCCAACGGTACTTATCATTAAAGCGGTCATATTGATACTTCCAACCTGAATCGAGGAATCCATATGACGAATTAACGTTAAACGTTGATCCTGTACGGAATGCAATCGTATCTGCTACTATTGACGCACCTTGAATCACTTGTCCACTAACTGTTGTAGGCGATACAAACACCACACAGTCTTTGCGGACTTCAGCAACCTGTTCAATCACGTACTTGGATACAGCTGCAGTAACAGGACCAGTTGGAATCAATGAAACATCAAATAATTCTGCATTTGCAAAAAGAGCGAATCCAGATTGCAAGTTACCATCTGTCGGAGCGTGATCATCGATACCACCAACAAGGACTCTTGAAATAGCAGAAGAGGTATTTACAAAAGTAACACCAGCAGCTGCACTACCCCAATTTGATCCAACATCAGGGTGATCCATCCACCAAACATACGTGGACGATGTGTTCAGAACTTGTTTGTAGAAATTATTGGTGCCATCAGCTTGCTTTGCATCGGAAGCTTTTGATGTAAAGGCAAACTTCTCTAGGATTGCTCCTTGGGTACCTGTCCATGCACCTTTCTCGTCAATCACGATGATGTGTAATTCATCATTTGACCCGTTACCTGAAGCAGCAAATGCTGTTGTGCCAGGTGCTCTATCAAACTCACCTTTATAAGCCCACGAATCAAACGATCCAGCATCAGCCATTTCAACGCGAATGGAGTTACCAAGGGCACCAGGATACTTAGCAGCAAATTCGCCCACCACTCCTGCACCATTGATGTAATTCAATTCATATTGTTCTTCATTGTTGATCTTAACACCAGCAGTGACAACTGATACGTTGGCAGCAAATCCTGTTCCGGTATTACTTACAACGGTAATTGTTGGCGGTGCTGTATATCCAGTACCTGGCTCTGAAATTGTAATCCCAGTGACCACACCTTCAGAAATAACAGGGGTAACAATATTGGTAGTAACAACGTCAAATACCAAATTGGTTCCTGTAGGATCAGTTATCGTGGCAACAATTGTGTCGGTTGTTTCATACGATCCTGGAGTCAATACGTTGATCTCAATGACCTGATTGGATCCGTCAACAACAACTTCGGCTGTAGCAGTATCACCACCGCCAGCAGGAGCACTAAACACAATCACTGGGTCAGTATAATTTGCACCACCGGAAATAATCTCAACGTCAGTCACTGTAACTTCAGTAGACGTTCCCGTTTGAACATCACCTACTGTGATTGTACCTGCAGTTTGCACACCACCTGCAATATTTGGAAGGCTAAAGGTGATCGTCGCATTAGTTGCGTAACCGGATCCACCATTAGTGATAGCAACAGCAGTAACCGTTCCTGAAGGTGTAGCAACAGCATTACGAGCTGCAGCTGCATCAACACGAACAACCCTTAAGTTATTGGTATATGAAAGAAAGTTAGCAGCTGTAAACCACGAAGCTGCATTAGAATCTCCAGGTTTACCAAATCGTTGAACGAGTTGATTCTCTGAAGTAATTTGTGTTGGGTCCATAACAGGGCCCCAAACAAATACGCCTGCATATGCACCCGATGAGGTGGCAACGGCAGGCACAATATTTGTAAGGTCTGTCTCTGTTACTAGAACCCCAGGTGAGAGCTGAAAGGCCATGTTTTATTCTCCTTGTTATAGAATATAGTTTCCACTATTTCTCAATATTATTTATGTTCTTTAGAAATTCAATAATTCTATCTGATCGGGTGTCAAATAGTACGGATCAGTCTTGGATGGTAACCTTTTATCATCTTCTGACTTTAAGTCATGATGTACAGACTTACCGTCTTCATAAAATCCAAACGGTGTCATGGTGGCATCAATATATTCTTGTTTCTTATCAGTTAGTACGCTGCGTAAGTGTATATCAGTAACTTCTTGAAATATATCTTGCTTTGTTAACCAGGCAAGTAACCACAACGTTGTGCACAAATCATCATTAACTGTAGGATCTTGAGAGGCATAGGAAGTCTTATGTATGACAAACAAACCAAGCTCTTGTATAATTCGATGTGAATTTATAATAAGCTGATCCTTTTCGATCAACTCCTTTAGTACAGAACATCCTATGGACTTAACTTTAGATGTAGTTCTTACTCCTGGATACCCACGAGTCTGAGAAAGCTCATTACCTTTGGTAAAGTATATGTTTTCATATTCATACTCGTACCAAATGGTATTAGATACTTCTTCACCGAGATCGTTAATTTCAATTAAAATAAATGCATCATTGTATTGTCTTGCTGTATTATATATCAAATGGGGATACTCAAGAGTTGATATCTGATTATCCTTATATGTTGCAACAACTTGATATGGCATCTCACTGACATCTACTACAGAAAACGCCGAAAAGTCTCGATGTCTACCTCTTGAAGTATCTACTGACACTACATAAGAGCGGTCTTTAGATGGAGCAACAAATACCTCAAAGTTGTCCTTATCGTATATTGGAACTGTTATAGGTAAGGTAGCCAACTTTGACCCATCTACAAGAGTATAGGAGGACCCCTCGAATGTGCAGTTTATTTCTTGTCTATACTTAACTTCTCCAAGTTTCTTCCTCTGAGATTCCGCCCATTCTGGAGAACGCTTTGGATTCTCTTGCCAGCGACCCTCTACAGTAACAAAGTCATTATTACCATCCTGAGCTTCAACCCATAGTTTATGATAATGGTTTAACCCATTGGGAGTGGAAATAATAATTAGCTTGGATGATTCTGACGAGCTTAGTGTTGGAAATACCGAAGCTATAAACTCTTCAGCTAAATTTGGACTTAAGTGAGCAAACTCATCCAACAAAAGCATGTTAACCGACATACCACGAACAGCCGATGCTGAGGTGGCAGCTGCAATACAACGGCTTCCGTTCTCAAGAGTGATCGACTTTTTGTTCCATTCAACCACGCCCTGCTGTAACCATTGAGGTAAATTCTCGATAATAAACTGTACTCGACTAAATATCTCAATAGCAATTGCTTGCTTATTGGCTAAGATAACTGCTGTCTTATTATTGTTAAACAAGATATACCAGGCAAAGTAGGCAGCCACAATTGTAGATTTACCAGCCTGTCGAAAGAGTTTACCTAACGTATTTTTATTCAAATGTATAGTGTTAACAATCCTTTCCTGATAAGGAAACATCAAAAAGGGTACAACTCCATCATCAAGAGACACAATCTTAGCATATGTTTTAATGAAGTATGCTGGGTCTTGAGAGCATTTAATATATTCCTTTACTTGATCTTCAGTAAAAGGAACTGATACACCAGCAGCTTTTAGATTAGCATTTTGTTTATAGAATAACATTAAAAGTCATCAATCCATTGCTCGTCGATAATTTCATACGTGGTCGGATCACCATCGGCAGTGTATATTCGTTGTGGTCCAGTAAACTCATTTGTACCAATATTAGCTTCGACACTGTAGATTTGTTTGTTGCCTTTAATACTGCCGTATAAGTTAAGTTTAACTGTAAAAGTTAAAGTGTGAGTAACAAACCGCCGTGTCTGAAAGTCGCCATCATATTCGTCAGACACCGAGATACTGTTTAATGCAATGGGGACATCCTGAATAATATTCATCTCGGGCACAGCTTTAACTGCAAGAGTATACTCAGGACCAAAGGTGGGAAGGATTTGTTCAATTATTTGAAGAGCATCTTCTTGCGTCTTAGTTAAAATATACAACGATATGTCCAGATTGTAAGGCACTGGAGAGAATACTTCAGACGACCCGTCTTCTTTTACGCACTTAATCTTCTGCATTTTACCAACCTTACGCTGAGAATCGTAAGAATAACCGGTGATCTCAAATGACATCCTTGGTAAAGACACATAGGTATGGTTGTCTAAATTTGGATCCTGCTCAATGCGTACTAACCATTTTTCTTTTGGAGCATATGTCAAGGGAATCTGGAGACGTTGAATAACTGGACCAGTTACAGAGTTACCTTCGCGGCGATCAATATAGACGTCGCTAAACAATTTACCAAAAGCCACAATGGACTTTCTAATAATACCGTGATAGAATACGTTGTTATTAAGCATTAGGGATCCATATCACCAAAGGGATTGAACTCGTTAAATATTAAGTCTTGAGCTTCATCCTTGAAGGAATTATTATCGCCATAAGATTCTACTTTGTCGATATCAATTTCAACAATTGCTTCTGCAAGAGCATTAACTCCATCACCTTCAATCGTGATGCTTGGAATATCTTTATACCCAGCACCACCATCAGTCACATTAATACTTGTTATAACTCCATCAGCGATAACAGCTTGAGCTTCTGCTCCAATACCAACTGAACCGACTGATACTAATCCAGATGTAATGATCACATTAGCTTCAGTATATCCGCTACCACCGTTTGTGACAGTTATGGACTTCACTCTACCTGCACCACTTCTGGTAATATTGGTTGAAAATGTCTTTAGCGTTTCAAATGCATCTACCTCAGGTACTCCAGTATCAATACGTTCAGAGCTGTATTGGTAGAGTTCGACCTGTAACTTATACACGTAGAGTTTGCCAAGTTGATAGAAAGGATCTTGATG